TCTGGCTACACTAATGTATGCTCTGCTGTCCTTGTTGACGAAGCTAGTCAAGTTAAAGAGAAGCTTCTCGGCATTCAGTCAAAGACTGGTAAAGACGCGCAGGAGAATATTTTCATGAAGAAGGTAGTTGCGATATTCCGCAGCTACCCTTTCTTTTTTAAGCCTATCCAGGACGGTACTACTAATCCGCGTATGGAGCTTGCGTTTCGCGAGCCATCTAAACGTATTACAAAGAAGAACAAGACATCGCAACAGGGGGATGCTCTTAACAGTGTTATAAATTGGAAGAACACCACGAATAATGCATACGACGGAGAGAAGCTACATATGCTGTATCTCGATGAGGCTGGAAAATGGGAGAAGCCAACCGATATCCGTGAGGCGTGGAGAATTGAAAGAACTTGCCTTATTGTAGGTAAAAAGGTGGTGGGTAAAGCTCTGGTAGGCAGTACAGTAAACCCAATGGATAAAGGAGGGGAAGAATACAGAGGGCTTTGGCATGACTCAGATCCAAACGAAAGAAATAACAATGGTCGCACAAGATCTGGGCTTTATCGAATTTTCATACCAGCTTACGAGGCGCTAGAAGGTTTTTTCGATCAATATGGAAATCCTGTGATAGAAAACCCTGATGTTCCAGTAAAGGGCATTGACGGGGAAGAAATAGATCAAGGGAGTAAAAAGTATTTGAAAAACGAACGTCACTCATTTAAAGACGATCCTTCTGAATTGAACGAAATAATTAGGCAGTTCCCTTTTACTGAGGATGAAGCGTTTAGAGATAGCATTGAGGGGAGCTTGTTCAATATCGGAAAGATATATCAACAAATAGAGTTTAACGAAGATCTCTATCCAAACCCCGTCGTTCAAGGAAACTTCGTATGGAGAAAGAAAGACGAAGAGGTAGCGTTTTCTCCAGATCCGAATGGAAGATTTCGAGTCGCATGGCTACCTCCAGATCATCTAAAAAACAAGCAGGCTGACAATAGAGGGAAGAGAGTAGCTCCTAATGCTCATATTGGAGTCGGAGGTGTTGACTCCTACGATCTAGATGCTACGGTAGACGGAAGAGGATCAAAAGGAGCGCTTCATATGTACAACAAGTTCAATATGGACGTTCCTCCTAACATGTTTGTTGTAGAGTATGCTTCTCGTCCTGATCTGGCTAGTGTATTCTATGAGGACGTTCTTATGTGCGCTTTCTTCTACGGGTACCCTTTACTTATAGAGAATAACAAATACGGAATCGCAAGGTACTTTGAATCAAGGGGTTACGACGGATATCTAATGGATAGACCAGAATTCTTAAAGACGAGCAACTCTCACTCTAACGTTAGGACCAAGGGTATACCGTCTAATTCACAAGATGTAATTCAGTCTCACGCACAGGCGATTGAAGCCTATATTCATGACCACGTTGGCGTAAACCCAGAGAATGGTGAAATGGGCAAGATGATGTTCAATAGAACCTTGGAGGATTGGATAGGCTACAAGATAGACAAAAGAACCAAGTTTGACCTTACCATAAGCTCTGGGCTGGCATTGCTTGCAGCTCAAAAAGAAAAGAAAGAAAAGCCAAAAGCGAGCTTTGAAGACAAGAAGTTTTTTAGGACTTATCGGCCAAAAGCCTGGCACTCGTAGTTTTACTATATTTGCAATGAGGTAAAGACTCCACACATTGCAGATGTATACTAACAATAAAAAATCTTCCAAGTTTCCTGACCCTTTAGCTTCTTCTGAAGAAAAGCAAGGCAAGGAATATGGACTAAGCTACGCTAAGTCTGTATATCATCAGTGGGGAAACCTGGACAATCAAAACTCTATTTTCAGGAACAGAAAAAGAGTCTTTGAAAAAAACAGAAAGTACGCTAACGGAACTCAAGATACAACTATTTACAAGTCTCTTCTGACATCTCTCGATCCAAATAACGGAGATGGAAGCATGGTTAATCTTGATTTCACTCCAGTTCCTATACTCCCTAAGTTTGTAAGGATTGTAGTAAATAAGATACTTTCTTTATCCCCGTATCCTAATTTAGAAGCTGTAGACCCTATCTCCTCTTCAGAGAAAGATAAAGAGAGGAGAAAGCTGGAGATGCTTATTTCAGCTAAAGCTCAGTTGAAAAAAATAGAAGACAAGACAGGCGTTGTCATTGGAGCAGACTCAAATAGCATACCAGACACACTTGAAGAGGCAGAGATATTTATAGGAAATAACATAAAGTCTTCTTCTGAGATTGCCGCACAGGTAGCAACCAACCTTACGTTAGAATGGAACGATTTTAACGAAGGAATACTCAGGAGGGCCGTTAACGACCTGACCGTTTTAGGCATGGCCGTAGTAAAGAGAAGTAATGATCCGAATTACGGTATAAAGACGGATTATATAGATCCAATTGATTTTGTTCACAGCTTTACCGATGATCCGAATTTCTCTGATCTGGTTTATGCGGGTCACGTAAAGAGAATTCCAATTCAAGAGCTCAAGAGGCTTGCTGGAGATGAATTCACAGAAGATGAGTATAAGAAGATAGCGGCTCAAGCTCAGCAGAAATACGGGTACGATAGATCAAAACTTGAGAAGTCATCTTACGATAGGGTCAATGACGTAACCAGGTTTGGCTATGATGAATATATCATAGAGGTCTTAGACTTTGAGTTTATGTCAGTAGATTGTGAGTACTATGAGTCGAAAGAAAACAGGTACGGAAACGTAGGGTTTTACGCTAAAGGTGAAAATTACAAGGCTCCTAGAAACTCAGTATTCAATAGAGAGGTTACCAAGCTAGAGACGTCTTCTGTATACGGAGGGTACTACATCTTGGGGACTGACTTTATCTTTAATTATGGAAAGAAGAATAACGTTCCTAGAAATATTCATGACATATCCAGAACGAATCTTTCTTACTCTGTTTGCGCTACAAACATCTTAGACATGATGCCTAAGTCTATGGTTGATAGCTGCATCGGGTTTGCTGATCAGCTTCAGCTGACCCACTTAAAGATTCAGCAAGCTGTAGCAAAGGCAAAGCCAGACGGTATTATTATAGATATCGAAGGTTTAGAGAATGTTCAGTTAGGGAAGGGTGGTGAACTGCAGCCACTAGATCTTCATGATATTTACGAGCAGACTGGTGTTTTCTACTACAGAAGTAAAAACCCAGAGGGTGGATTCCAGAACCCTCCAATCAGAGAAATAGGGAACAGTATAAGAAACATAAACGAGCTTATTGGCCTCTATAATCACTACTTAAAGATGATTCGTGATGCCACGGGTATCAACGAAGTAATGGATGCTAGCTCTCCTAAGACTGACGCTTTAGTAGGAGTTAGAAATCAAGCCTTAGCTGCAGCTAATAACGCTATATACGATATAACAAATTCGTCTATGGTTCTTTACAAGAAGGTTTGTAGCGATATTGTAAAGTGCATTCAAATCATACATCCAGATTCTATTCTTTATGCGATGTATGAAAACGCCATAGGAAAAGAGAACATGTCTCTCTTGAACTCTTTCAGAGATCTAGCTATGTATAATTTTGGCGTTAGAGTCGTAAAAGAAATGGAGGAGGCTGAGCGGCAGTATTTAGAGCAAAACATTCAGATTGCTTTAAGTCAAAAAGAAATCGACCTTGAAGACGCTATCGCTGTAAGACAACTTAAAGACATAAATCAGGCTGAACGTTTACTTGTAGTTCGCAGAAAGAAGCGAATGGCTCAACAGCAGCAAATAGCAATGCAGAACTCTCAACAGCAAGCTGAGATCCAGCAATCTTCTGCTAAAGCTACCTCGGAAGCAAAGCAACAAGAAATGCAGCTTGCGGCTCAGCTAAAGGCACAGGAGTTGCAACTCAAAGCTCAACTAGAAGCTCAACTAGAAGAAGTGAAACACGGTTTTAATAAGGAGATCGAGATGATTAAGGCTGAAGCTTATAGTACTCGTGTGACTACAGAAAAAGACTTTAAGGCTGCTATTGAGACCATGAAGGATGACAGGAAAGACGAGAGGGTTAAAAAGCAAGCCGTAGAACAAAGTAAACTTATCTCTCAGAGAGATGGCAAAAGAGGGGAGTTAACCGACGAGTCAGCTCCTGGTGACGTAACATCAGAAATATTAGGATAATGGCAACGACTATAAACTTAGACACTGCTTCCAGGGTAGACATAACGTGCAGAAAGGGTGATACTTTTACTCTTTCGTTGACCATTACTAATGCTGCTGGTGATACAGCAGGCTTTCAGGAAAATGACGATTTTTTAATGCAAGTAAGGGATTCGGATACTGGAGAAGTCATCGTAAACGATTCTTCAACCCCTTTTCAAATTAGTGTAACAAACGCTACAGCTGAACAGGTAACAGCAAAAAAGATTGATCTGACGTTAGCTGCTAGCGTAATGGAAAACATGCCTTCAGGTCTTTATGTGTATGACGTTGAGCAGACTAGTGGCTCAACGGTAAAGACGTTGATTTACGGCACTATAAAAGTTAATGAAGATATATCCGAATCGTAATGCCTATAAGCGTAGATCAACCATCTATTTTAAAGGTATCGAGCACCAACGGTGATGTCATAAAGGTATCTATTGTTGCTGGTGATTCAACGACCAAGGTGGTCGCGTTGAACCAAGTAGCAAAGAATAATGTGACTATATCCAACGGCTTAGGATCTGGTCCTGCTGGAGCTCCTGGAGCTGACGGGGCCACGGGAGCCACTGGGGTTGCTGGACAAAATGGTGCTACAGGGGCTACTGGAGCTTCTGGCTCGGACGGAGCTGCTGGGGCCACGGGGGCCACGGGAGAGACAGGCGCTACTGGAGCCACGGGAGAGACAGGCGCTACTGGGTCGTCTGGACACGGTGGAGCCACGGGCTCTACTGGACCTGTTGGGGATACTGGTCCAGTTGGACCTACTGGAGATGCAGGGCCTCAAGGAGAGCAGGGTTTGACTGGACCCCAAGGTCCAACGGGTCCGCAAGGTGCAACTGGAGTTGCTGGAGTTGCTGGAGCTACTGGAAAAAGCTCATTCGAAACCTATAAGGATAGTCAGAACGATCAGAGTATAACCGAGTCGCAATTTATTGCTGCTATTACTGGATCTACTGGTGTTGTAGGCACTATATCTGGCGCTTCTGGAAGTACTGGGCCAGTTACCTCTCCTTCTGCTTTATCGTTCAACAACTTTACTATAAGCGAATCTGGCGGAACCGTAACTGTAGATCAAGAGAAGTTTACTCAAAACTATGTTTTAAACATACCTAGCTCTACAAGTCATCCGAAATCATTTGGAAAGTACCTTAATGGGGCTACGGTTCCTACAAACGGGAAGACAGCACTTGAAGTCCTTATCGATGCTTTCACAGACCTTGTAAATCCTACAGCTACTTTCTCTACAGGGAACTTTGCTTACAGATCTTACTCTTCTTCTCAGTCTGTTACTGGTAGCATTAGCATAACAAATACGAATGCAAATGCTGGCTCTAATATTTTTTACAGAGTTTTCGAGAAGGCATACGGTACGGACGATACGAATTACGTTCAGATATATCCAGCAAGTGATTATGCTAACGGGGGAGTCGGAAATAATGTAAGCGATTCGTTTACCGTTACAGAAACGATTGGAGCCTTCCCTTCAACTCTAAATCTGTTTACTCATAAACTAGAGTATTACGACAGCAACCTGGGGAGCGGAACTCTATTTACTAGAACTGCCACTACATCTATATCTGCTTATTCTGCTCCTACAGTCTCTGTAACCCCAACGAGACAGGACGATCCTACCATAAGCAGTGACAGTGACGCGGCAAGATTCCTTGGTAACAATGATTCTGACATAAGCATTTCGGTCACCAGAAACACAGCTGGAGTTAACATCAGCAACGTTCGATTGTATCAAAGCGGAAATGCTACTCCGATATACACGAACACGACCCCAAACACTGGAAATGGAACTTACACCACCGTTCATTTAGCTAACAACACTTCTGGGACCGTTACATATTACGCGGAAGTAGATGACCTAAAAAGCGAAGAAGACTCTGCTGCTTATGCTGGAATTAGCGGAAACGCTAGCTACACCATGAATAGAAGGTACAGAATATTGGTTTCTTCTTCAACTGAGCTTGACGGTAGTTCTACTGCAGTTACTCCTCTGTATGATAACTTCACCACGGCTGATGGGGCGATAAGCACAATGACTACTGGTACTACGTTTGCTACCACGTTTACAACCACTTCAAGCTCAAACACAGCAGGTAATTACACTTATTTTATCTACAGAGGAGACGCCAGTGAGGTAACCGAAATGAGAGATGGTAGCGCTACTGGGACGTTGTATTCTATATCCGATATATCCGCTGGACAAGAGACAGATTTCTACTACTTGGGCCTTCTTGATTTAGAGAATGAGTTTGGCGTAACTGAAGACTACCACGTCTACAGAACTAGAATCACCCAAGCTTTTGGAGCTGGATCCATCATATACATAAAAGTAGATTAAGATGCCAAAGTTTCCAGGTATATTAGAAAATAACAACCCTAACGAAACCATCATAAGCCTTCTTGGCTTACAGGTTAAGGGGATAGGTATCTTTGACGTCATATCGAACCCAGGGGCTGGAGAGAACTCTCGCGATGGACTTTCTTCTTCTTTGAAAACAGAGGGTTACTTGGCTTACGTTAAGGCTGAGGATAAGCTTTATTTATTTACTGGCGACCCTACTACGGACTGGACAACATCGAGCAGCTGGGAAGAAGTAAATACAGGAACTGGAGGCGTAGGCGCTACGGGGGCTACTGGCCCTGAAGGCCCTCAAGGTCCTACAGGTCTCACTGGTCCTGAAGGCCCTCAAGGTCCTACAGGCCCTACAGGCCCCACTGGAGTCGAAGGACCGACAGGTCCCACTGGAGTCGATGGCCCTCAAGGCCCTACAGGAGTTGATGGTCCTACTGGGCCAACTGGACCGACAGGTCCAACGGGTCCTACAGGAATTGATGGTCCTCAAGGTCCTACAGGCGTTGATGGTCCTGAAGGTCCCACTGGTCCTACAGGTCCTACTGGAGTAGATGGAGCGCAAGGTCCTGAAGGTCCCGCTGGTCCTACAGGTCCTACTGGTCCTACAGGAGTTGATGGTTTGGAAGGTCCTACTGGTCCCGAAGGCCCAACGGGTCCTACAGGCCCTACAGGCCCCACTGGAGTTGTTGGTAGCGTTAGCGGAGCTTCTGGGGTTGTCACTAACCCTACATTTATTGAGTTTGACAAACTTGATGTTGCTGCCACTGGAGTTGGCGGGGCTTTGATTAGTCAGGAGAAGTTTACTCAAGACTACGTTGCGAATATGCCTACGGTAAACGGTATCGTAAAAACGTTTGGTAAGTACCCTAATGGCGCTACAGTACCAACTAACGGAAAAACTGCTTTAGAGGTTTTATTAGATGCTTTGCAGGATGTCGCAGACCCAGAAGCGGCAGTTACTGGGCTTAGCTCCCCAGTTTATGGGCGAGGAAACTTTACAGATACTGTTACTTTAAATTTTGGTATAAAAAACAATACCACAACTTCAGGTACTTCTGGTGTCTCAGCAACCTTAGAGTGGGGTGTAAACGGATATGGGGTTGCAAATGGTGGCGGCACTCAAACATACTCAAATACTCAGGTTTATTTTGGAGCTCCAAACATCAATCAAAGCATAACATTCACTACGTCTTATAGCGCTTCTAATAACTATCAAGTAAGGCTTACTGTAGTTGAAACTGGGACTAACGGTGATATTGTTACATCAACTGTTCAGAATTCTTCGGGGACTGCAAACTGGGATACGAGCATCAGCGATATGACCTTTACTGGTACTACTGGGTTGACTACTACAGCTGGGCTTACTGAAACGTCAATTAGAAGAATAAGAGGAAACACTAGCACTACGTTTGATATAGACATTTCAAGTGATGAGCCATCATATGTTGATATATCTACTATTAAGATATACGGACATGTCGGTAACAGCACTTCATTCCCTGAATCGGATCTCCTGACTACGATAACAGTTAATAGTTCTAGCTACTCAAACGATACAGCATTCACTCACGATCCAGGAAACGTTAGCAGTTACAGATACAGAACAGTCGTAACAGACGAGCATGGATTTACATCAACAGACACAGAAGAAACAATAATATATTATTACGAGACTTATTTCGGGCTTTCTACTGACTCTGCGTTTGATGCTGCAAACACAATTGATGACCTCTCTGCTGAGTTGTTTACATCAGTTCCTGGTGGAATTGACGGTATCGGTCCGTTCAGCAATTCTGGTGGTAGCACATATGTGTGGATTGCATATCCTTCGACTACTGATATAACTGAGATAAGCGACGGTGCAGAAGTAATTACTGGTGGGTTTACCCAGCAATCTGATGCAACAATAGCTGGCCTTAACGGTGAGTCAACGACATATAGTGTATATAGGTCTAATGCGGCTGGATCATTTGATAACGTAACTCTTTACCTGACGTAATGGCTATTAAGAAAATTGCAGAATACGAGCACGGGAATGCTAACCTTGCTTTTGTTGACTCCAACTTTGTGAGGGGAGGCGGCAGGACAGTTGACAACTTAACGGCGCTATACGAACTAACCGTAAAAAGCGATCAGCTAAAGGAGAACGTAACAATCGTATACGTTACAGCCGAGAACGCCTTCTACATGCTTACCGATGACACCAATATCGGTAATTCTAATGGCTGGACTGATATTTCTGATATAATATCGGCTGGAGGGGCAACTGGAGCAACAGGCGCCACTGGACTTACGGGCCTTACAGGTCCTACGGGAGTTGATGGTCCTCAAGGTCCTACGGGAGTTGATGGTCCTCAAGGCCCGACTGGTCCTACAGGCCCTACGGGACCTACTGGGCCTACGGGACCTACTGGGCCTACGGGACCTACGGGACCTACTGGAGCCGACTCTACAGTACCAGGACCTGTAGGATCCACAGGTGCTACTGGTGAACAGGGTGCTACTGGTGCGGACTCTACTGTGGCTGGCCCTGTGGGCCCCACTGGCCCAACGGGTCCCGCTGGCCCAACGGGTGTGGTTCCAGCTTACAGCACTTATGCAGATGTTAATGTAGATACCGTTGGTGGTGCTGCTGATGATAAGTTTTATTTCTCTCTATACGATGTAGACAATTCGTCTTTCAAGAAAATAGACACAAATGAAGTAGCTTCTTACCTGGCTATAAAGTTGGCTAATGAAGCTGTTGATCAAGGTTTGGCGACTGAAGCCGAACTCACTACTGATGGTCTTTTTGCTGATATCAATGGCGATGGTGCAGTTGGAACCAACGACTTGCTTTTGCTGTTGGCGGCTTACGGATCCTTGGTCAACAGCAACTCAACTGAACTTTCTTTTGCTAGCTGTCCTGCTATAGCACTCGAAACACCAAGTTATAGTCAGGGAGATTACGAAAATCTAGAAATATCTGGAACCGCAGCTCAAGTCTCGTCGGGTACCCCCCCAGATTTTGATTTTACTGTCGATGCTACAAACGATGAAATTGACATCACAGGATCTTCAAATACCGTTGGATCTGTCACCGTTTATTACGGATGGAAAAACAATGATTTAGCTGGTTGTAAGTTTGATCCGCTTCAAATACAGGCTAATTTTACAGCCGAAGATGAATTAAGCTTAAAGATAGAATGGGATTATATGGATGGTTCCACTGTAATTGCAACAAGCAGCCATGTGATAGAAAACATAATGACTCCTGCTAACGCTCTCACTAATGTTTTATACAACAATTCTTTCTCTATAACTTCATTTGTAAAGTCAAATTGGCCCACAACCAATCCAGAAAACATAGACGTTTTGACTTTTAGGTTCATGGTTTCTGCTTCGCAAGGGCACGTATCTTCGGTTAAAATTACAGACAGCTCTAAATTTGTATTCGGAGTAGGTTCTTACGCTCAATAATTCATCACAATGGCTAAGATTATCGTAAATCATTCAGAAAACTCCGTTTCAGTAAAAGTCGGTACTCTCTCCAACAGATTTTTCAAAAAGGGTGAGCTATCAGCTTCTGCTGGAACAAATCAGGATGAGATAACGATACAGGATACTGTAAACAACGTCTACATCTGTAGAAACTTCCCTTATGCAGAGGTTATTGATTCTTCTGGATCCGCTTGGGGAGGGAGCAGGGATGCGACGGTCACAAACCTGAACAACGTAATAAACGCCACCCCCTCGGTTTTTATAAAAACTACAGATGACATTACGAGTCTGTCTGGGGTTACGTCAACTGATTTTGTGGCCGCAAAACCAGGGTATAGTCTCTTTACTGGGACTACAGATGGTAGTTTACGAAGCTCTGACGCTATCGTCTTAGGCAACCAAAGAGTTGTCATGGGGACGCATATTGATATGAATAATTTTCATATCAAAACAACAACCACTAATTACGATATCAGGTTCACCCCTCACGGCACTGGAAGTGTAAATCTGGATGGTACGGTTCAATTCAAAAGGTTTGACACTACAGATCCAGCTGACATCCCAACAGCAGAGGAAGGTAAAATGTACGCGGATACAGACGATAATCTGTTCTTTGGCGTATCTGGTTCTTAATCACTATATTTGTAAAAAAATAACCCCTTTATAAAATGGCAACTTGGAAAAAAGTAGTAGTTGAATCAGCCGCCGATACAATTACTCAAGACACAACTGGAAATGCAGGCACGGCTACGGCCTTAGAAACTGCAGTAAACATTGGCGGTGTATCGTTTGACGGAACCACTTCTATCAACCTACCTGGTGTAAACGCTTCGGGCACCCAGAACACAACTGGCAACGCAGCTACAGCAACAGCATTACAGAATGCTCGTACAATCGGAGGAGTTTCTTTTAACGGTACAGCAAACATCAATCTTCCAGGCGTAAACACGGCAGGAAACCAAAACACTTCTGGAAATGCAGCCACCGCTACGACGCTTGCAGCAGCAAGAGACTTTTCACTCACTGGAGACGTAACGGCTACTGCTGTATCTTTTAACGGAGGAGCTAACGTAGCCCTTAGCACATCCCTTGCAGCCGAGTCTGTAGGTAGTGCACAACTTGACCTTGTTGATGGAAACTCACCTTCGAACGGATATATTTTGTCATATGTATCCAGCGGATCAAATGGTGATTTCCAGTGGATTGCAAATACAGCGTCCGCAAATGACAGCACCATTACGCTGGACGCTGGTGCAGGTCTGAAGACTGGAGGTGCGTTTACGGTTAACCAGGCAGGTAATGAAACCATTACTTTTGATATTGATTTACAGAACGTTCAAGAGGCTGTTTTTAGTCCTAGTGCCGATTATGTAAACTTCATTGATGGCGGTGCAACTGGAGACACAAGAAAAGAACAGTGGTCTGACATTGCTACAGCAATTACTGGAACAAACCTTGCATCTCAGAATGGTGTAATTAAACTTGCTGTTAATCCAGATATTGAAGGTACTCTTGCCGTAACTGGAAATGCAACATTTGATTCAAGTGTTACTGTTGCTGGAAACTTGACGGTAAACGGCACTACCACAACGGTTAACTCTACTACTGTAGAAGTTGCGGACAAGATGTTGAAGCTGGCTAACGTAGCTAATCCTGACACCGATACAGCAAATGGTGGTGGTATTCAATTGGAGTCTTCTTCTAGTTCTGATGAATGGCCTGAGCTCAAGTGGAACTCAAGCGGAAACCTCGCTGGTTGGACTGTATCTGACCACACAGCCACTTCTTCTACTGACTTCCCTATTGCTATTATGGAATTTGGTGCAGCACCTCCTTCTTCTCCAGCGATTGAAACCGAAGGCGGTGCGGGTTCATTCTTTGCGGATACAACCAACGGAAACCTTTATCTTTACATTTAATGGGAATACTGAGTAAGCAGGGGTCTTCTAATACGGACACCCTTACTCAGCAAGAACTGAATTACTTACTTTCAGCTATCTCTGAAATGAAGTTTGACGGTAAGGATGTTCTTCTTCTGGGTACTATTGTAGAGAAGTTAAGCAATCAGCTTAACGCTAAGTAAGAATCAAATTAATTAAATTCAAATGAAACTAGAAATTCAAGAAGTTTACTTGCTTAACCAAGCTTTGTCAGCATGCACGGTAAAGGGGTCTGACGCTAAGGCGGTAGCATCGACGATGACAAAACTTGAGAAAGAGTTCGAACGCTTACAAAAACTAGAAGAAAAGAAGTAATATATGGCATCCTGGAAGAAAATATTAGTTGAAGGTGACGCTGTATCTGATAATATTGGTACAGCAAACCTGACTCTTTCGGGGAATAGAACGCTTGATACTGATGGTAATGACCTGTACATAAAAAACGGTGCAGCAAATCTGTTGGTGTGGAGCGCTTCGGCTGGGACTTGGACGTTTTCCGAAGAAGTTCTTTTCAAAAACAATCAGGGGTTTACTGCGGGGGAAATTAGGTTGAATGAAGACCCAATTAATGGGTCTAACTATATATCTCTTAGAGCTCCAGACAGCATGTCTGCAAACCTGTCTCTTGAGTTGCCAGCTACTGACGGTACAAGTGGTCAAGCGTTGGTTACTGATGGCGCTGGAAATCTTTCTTTTGCTACTGTAGGCGGTGGGTCCAACACGAATATTGCAAATGCTAACCTAACTGCGGATAATAACCGCACGTTAGATATGGACGCTAATACTCTAACTATCGATATAAACGATGGAGAGTTTACCGTAAGCGACTCAACTAACGGTGACACGTATATACAGGTTGGCTCTAACGTGCTTCAGCTTGGTGACACTGGTATGGCTGTAGAGTCAGACGGCGTATTTCAAGCTAAATTAGGAATTGAGCACGACGAGGCTAACTTGACGGTAGCTGGCGCATACGGAGCAGGTTCAGAGATTACGTATTTAGGCGCTTCCGCTACATCCACCACAGAGGGTAGGATTTATTACTACAACGGAACGACATGGGCTTCTTACTCTTCGTCAACAGAGGCCGCGCAAAAAGCTTTACTTGGCATAGCAATAGGGACTACTATGGCGAAAGGGTTTTTGCTCAAG